AACATGAGCCTTTACAGGAACTGACTTATGGCGCAAATGCCGATCTACGATCCAGCAGGCGAGCAACAGTTGATGACGCAAATCTGGTCTCCAGAGATAGCGCGCAACCCTGAAGCGTTTGTCTTGTTTGCGTTCCCGTGGGGTCAACCCAACACGCCACTAGCCAACTTCAAAGGCCCGCGCACATGGCAGCGCACGGTGCTGCGGCGCCTTGCCAAACACATCAAAGACAATGACGGCAAGGTTGACATGGAGACGTTGCGCATGTCGGTGTCGTCAGGGCGTGGTATTGGCAAGTCGGCGCTGGTAAGCTGGTTGGTGCTGTGGATGCTGTCCACGCAAATCGGCTCGACCGTCATCGTGTCGGCCAACTCCGAGGCGCAGTTGCGCTCGGTAACGTGGGGCGAGCTGACCAAGTGGGCGGCGATGATCGTCAACGGGCATTGGTGGGAGATCAGCGCAACTAAGCTGATGCCTGCCAAATGGGTATGCGAGCTGGTTGAGCGCGACTTGAAGAAAGGGACGCGCTACTGGGCCGCGGAGGGCAAGCTGTGGTCGGAAGAAAACCCGGACAGCTACGCCGGTGTGCATAACCACGACGGCATGATGCTAATCTTTGACGAGGCCAGCGGCATCCCCGACCCTATCTGGGCGGTGGGCGCGGGCTTCTTTACGGAAAACGTGCTGCACCGCTATTGGCTGGCGTTCTCCAACCCACGCCGCAACCACGGGTATTTCTTCGAGACGTTCAACGCCAAGCGCGACTTCTGGGATACGATGTCGGTTGATTCGCGCACGGTCGAAGACACCGACAAGAACGTCTACGCACAGATCATCGCCGAGTATGGCGAGGACTCGTCGCAGGCCAAGGTCGAGGTGTACGGCGAGTTTCCGTCAGCGGGCGACGACCAGTTCATCACGGGGTACATGGTGGACGACGCCATGCGACGCGACAAGCACAAAGACATGACGGCGCCCATCGTGATCGGCGTTGACCCGGCGCGCGGCGGGGCGGACTCGACCGTCATTGTAGTGCGCCAAGGCCGCGACATTGTGGCGATCAAACGCTACAACGGCGATGACACCATGACGACCGTCGGGCACGTCATTGAGGCCATCGAGCAGTACAGGCCGACGCTGACAGTGATCGACGAAGGCGGGCTAGGCTACGGCGTCCTTGACCGACTCAACGAACAGCGGTATAAGGTACGAGGTGTTAATTTTGGCTGGAAAGCCAAAAACTCCATTATGTGGGGTAACAAACGGGCCGAGATGTGGGGTACGATGCGGGAGTGGCTTAAGACAGCCGCCATCCCGCAAGACAGGCAACTGAAAGCGGACCTTGTGGGGCCGACCAAGAAGCCAAACTCATCTGGAACCATTTTCCTTGAAGGGAAAAAGGAAATGCGGGCAAGAGGACTGGCATCACCTGACGCAGCAGACGCGCTGGCCGTGACCTTTGCCTATCCTGTCGCACACCGCGAATATGTCGATAAACCACGCAACTATTCGTTTAGCTCTGCGTCAAACGTCACCAACTCATGGATGGGATCGTAACCATGTCAAACACCAAACCAATCGGCGTCGCCTATACCGACCAAGACATCACTGCCGGCGCGCTGGCTGAAGCCATTGCCATTAACTTTGCCCTGATCCACAATCAGTAAGGTGCCAAAATGGCCAAACTGACTTCAAAGTCACGCAATTCGCTAGCCAAGTCGGAGTTTGGGATGCCTGCCGAGCGCAAGTACCCCATGCCCGACAAAAGCCATGCGGCCAATGCCAAAGCCCGCGCAACGCAAATGGTGAACGCGGGCAAACTTAGCCCGTCGTCCAAAGCCAAGATTGTTGCCAAAGCCAACAAAATTCTGAAAGGCAAATAACATGGCTGCTAAACCCGGGCTGTATGCTAACATCCACGCAAAGCGCGAGCGCATCAAAGAAGGCTCTGGCGAGAAGATGAAGAAGCCGGGTACGCCCGGCGCACCAACCGCTAAAGCGTTCAAACAGTCCGCTAAAACTGCGAGGAAGAAATAATGCCCGGCGGCGCTGCATCAGGTTTTGCAAAAGGCGTGTATGGTATTGGGCTTAGGCCCGACCTATACCCCGGCGAAGACGATTATTTTAAGAAAAACCCACATGTGGCAGGCATGGCGGCGGAAGATGATCGAATAATTATGAACCCGTACAGCAAGCTAACAGACCAAGAAAAACAAGCTGTTATGCTTAATGAAGCCGCCCGCGTACACATGCGTAAAGGGTTAATGCCCGCGCCACAATTTTCTTTGACGCCAGAACAAGAATCAGCTTTTGCCACATACAGTAAAGACCCAGTAGACCGCGCGGCTACAATAGCGGCTAGGCTTTTATCTAACGATCCCTCGGCGTTAGCACCTACACCCGAACAAACGCAATATGTCCAGCAGTTGCGTAAATTTATGGGGGTTGAATAATGCCGTTTGTTAAATTAAAATTGCTCAAAGCCGTTTGCAAAAACGTCAAAACGTTCAAACAACCCGCTAAAACTGCAAAGAAGAAATAGATGGATTATTCAGGCGTTGCTGCAGCAGGCGTTGTTTCAGCCGGGGGTCGTAAGAAAAAAGACCCCGCCGACGTATTGGCGACAATGCGCGCTCGCCTGACTATGGCCATTGACGCGTATTCTGAAAGTCGTGAAGACGAGCTGGACGATCTGCGGTTCTACGCAGGTTCGCCCGACAACCAATGGCAGTGGCCAGCCGACGTGCTGGCTACCCGCGGCTCGGTGCAGGGCCAGACGATCAACGCGCGCCCCTGCCTGACCATCAACAAGCTGCCGCAGCACGTCCATCAAGTAACGAACGAGCAGCGGCAGAACCGTCCGAGCGGCAAAGTGATCCCCGCCGATGACAAAGGCGACGTTAAGGTTGCGGAAATTTACGAAGGTATGGTGCGCCATATCGAGTACATCTCCGACGCTGACGTAGCGTACGATACAGCCTGCGAAAACCAAGTGACGTACGGCGAAGGCTATATTCGCGTCCTAACCGAGTATTGTGATGATAATACCTTCGATCAAGACATTCGTATCGGACGCATACGAAACTCTTTTAGCGTTTATATGGACCCTACGATACAAGACCCATGCGGTTCTGACGCGGAGTGGTGCTTCATTACGGAAGACCTTACAAAAGATGAGTACGAGCGTCAGTTTCCCAACGCTGCCCCCATGTCGTCTATCCAGCAAGAAGGCGTGGGCGATGAAAATCTGGCGCAGTGGCTTAACGACGATGTTGTCCGCATCGCGGAATATTTTCACGTTGATTACGAAGCGGCTACGCTAAATCTGTACCCGGATAACATGACGGCGTTTAATAACAGCCGTGAAGACAAGCAATTTAAGGCTATGGGCCTTAAGCCGCTTAAGACCCGTGAAGTTCAACGCCGCAAAGTCATGTGGTGCAAGACCAACGGCTATGAAATGCTTGAAGAAAACGAGTGGGCGGGCAAATGGATACCGGTTATCCGCGTTGTCGGCAATGAATACGAGGTTGAAGGCCGTTTGTTTGTGTCCGGCTTAATTCGCAACGCCAAAGATGCCCAGCGCATGTACAATTACTGGGTTTCGGCTGAAACCGAAATGCTTGCCTTGGCGCCAAAAGCCCCGTTTATTGGCTATGGCGGGCAATTTGAAGGTTATGAGCAGCAGTGGAAGACCGCAAACGTTAATAATTGGCCGTATTTGGAAGTTAATCCCGATGTCACAGACGGTCAAGGCGGTGTTTTGCCCCTTCCACAGCGCGCGCCCCCACCATTGGTTCAGTCAGGAATTATCCAAGCAAAAGCTGGTTCTTCCGACGACATTAAGTCTACTACTGGTCAATATGACTCTAGTCTTGGAGCTAGGTCCAATGAACGTTCCGGTCGTGCTATTTTGGCACGCGAACGCCAAAGCGACGTGGGGACGTACCACTACGTGGACAATCTGGCCCGTGCAATCCGCTATACAACACGCCAGATCGTTGACATGATCCCTAAGATTTACGATACCCAGCGGGTAGCGCGCATTATTGGCGTGGACGGCGAAACCAACATGGTCAAGATCGACCCAACGCAGCCAATGCCAATGCGTGAACTGAGAGACCCTAACAATCCCGACATTGTGATTGACAAAATCTACAACCCCGGCGTCGGCAAATACGATGTTTGCGTTACAACCGGCCCCAGCTACATGACTAAGCGTCAGGAAGCCCTTGACGCCATGACCCAGCTCTTGCAAGGCAACCCGCAGCTTTGGGCTGTGGCGGGCGATCTGTTCATTAAGAACATGGATTGGCCGGGCGCAGCAGAAATGGCACAACGGTTTGCCAAAACCATTGACCCCAAGCTGCTTGCCGACGATGACAAGTCGCCACAGTTGCAGGCCGCCGAACAGCAAATGCAGGCAATGCAGGCCGAAATGGACAAAATGCACTCCATGCTGCAATCGGTGCACAAGTCGGTTGAAGTGCAAGATTTGGAGCGCAAAGAGTTTGAAGCGGCCATTAAGGCATACGACGCCGAGACCAAACGGATGCAAGCATTGCAAGCGTCGATGTCGCCAGAGCAAATTCAAGACATCGTTATGGGCACTGTCCACGGCATGATCACCAGCGGCGATTTGATGGGCGAAATGCCAAGTCAACAGCTTATGGGCGAAGAACAGCCACCCATGCCCGGTATGCCCGGCGCGCCACCTATTGCACCAGAGATTGGCGCCCCGTCGGTCTTGGTGCCACAATGGTCGCCGTATCAGGCTAACCCATCTGAACCGATCAGAGGCTAAAAATGACAAAAAAACCTTCAGATTTTGTTGGCATGTTGTTTTTAGCGCGGGATGTTACGCACTCGGTGCATCTTAACACTCGTAGTTATGCAAAACACAAAGCCCTTCAAAAATTCTACGAAGGTATTGTTGGTTTGGCCGATACTTTTGCCGAAACTTATCAAGGGCGCTACGGTTTGATTGGCGGGATTTCGTTGCAGTCGGCTAAAAAAACCAACAACGTAACCGAGTTTTTGGCCGGTCAGTTGGCCGAAATTGAAGAGTGCCGCGACGAGGTTGTTGACGCCAAAGACACCGCGTTGCAGAACATCATCGACGAAATTGTAGCCCTCTATCTTCAGACCTTGTATAAGTTGCGTTTTCTGTCATAATGCAGCCCTTGAATGAAAAAGGTTTATCATGGAACTTTTAGACACATGCGCGGACACATCATTTCCGGCTAGAACAGTAGCCTACACTGGCACTGCCGGTTCAACGGGTACATGGTCTGCTGGACCGCAGGGCGTGCTGATTTGGTGCACCTCTGACGCCTATGTAACTATTGGCGAAGGCGCGACCGCCACTACGGCGTCTATCCCGCTGCCCGCCAACACACCGGTTCCATTTACCGTTCCACTTACCGTAAGTGGTGCTTGGCGCGTCAGCGCGGTCCAGATTAGTGCTGGGGGCACTCTTTACGCCAAACCAATGAACATCCGATGAGCTTCGGCGGTTCAATTAGAAATGGATTAGCTATTGGTCTTAAAACCATAGCCACGCTTGCGGGTGCAACAGCGGCTACACCTGTCCTTGGTGTATTCCTTGCAACCGAAAGTCTTGTTATATTGGCTACCGAAAGTGGTGATCAACTGTTGGTAGAACCAATCTAATCGCACTAGCGCGAACAGCTAGGGACTTGAAAGGGTCAAAAAATGGAAGACGTGTTAGCGGGTGCCCCCGCGCCGGAACTGGAAGCTACGGTAGCCCCAGCCCCCGAAGGTACAACGCCGGAAGAACAGTCAACAGAAGCATCCAAGACCTTCACTCAGGAAGAGTTGGACGCCGCTATTGGCAAACGTCTTGCAAGAGAGCAACGTAAATGGGAACGCGAACAGTCGGCACGAGCGGCGGAAGCCAATCGACCTTCTGCGGCAATGCCCTCCGCCGATCAGTTTAACTCTGTAGATGACTATGCAGATGCATTAGCCACCCGCAAAGCCGAAGAACTGCTTGCAAAGAGGGACGCGCAAAGACAGCGCACCGAATTTGTCGAAGCCTACCATGACCGTGAAGAAGATGCTCGGAACAAGTATGACGACTTTGAACAAGTCGCGTATAACCCGAACCTCCGCATCACGGACGTTATGGCAGAGACAATTCAGACTTCTGATGCTGGACCGGACGTAGCTTACTTCCTTGGTTCCAACCCAAAAGAAGCTGATCGCATTGCTCGTTTGCCACCTATCTTGCAGGCAAAAGAAATTGGAAAGATCGAAGCCAGACTGGCTTCTGATCCACCCGTAAGAAAATCTTCGAGTGCTCCTTCGCCGATTTCTCCGGTTACTGCAAGAGGCAGCGGGTCTCCCGCTTACGATACGACTGATCCACGCTCTGTTAAAGCTATGAGTACGTCAGATTGGATCGCAGCCGAACGGCAGCGCCAGATTAAGAAGCTAGAGGCGTCGAAATTCCGCTAACACAAACCTTGGAAGGTTGACCCAAAATGGCTAACTCAATTCTTACTATTGACATGATCACTCGGAAAGCTCTCGAAATCCTCGAGAACAATCTGGTGCTCTCCCGTAACGTGAACCGTCAGTACGACGACAGCTTTGCTGTTGAAGGTGCTAAGATCGGCTCAACCCTGCGTATCCGTTTGCCTGACCGCGCTCTCGTCACCGACGGCGCCGCACTTCAGGTGCAGGATGACAACGAACAGTTCACCACTTTGACTGTTGCCACTCAGAAGCATATTGGCGTTAATTTTACATCCGCCGAATTGACAATGCAGTTGGATGACTTTGCAGAGCGTGTTCTGAAGCCTCGTGTTAGCCAGTTGGCTTCCTCTGTGGACGCTGACGTTGCTAGCTCTTACAAGAACATCTACTCCACTGTCGGCACCCCCGGTTCGGTTCCTTCAACTTCTTTGGTTCTTTTGCAGGGCCAGCAGAAACTGAACGAATACGCCGTCCCAATGAACGACCGTTATGCTACCGTCAACCCAGCCGCTAACGCTGGTCTGGTCGAAGGCATGAAAGGTCTGTTCAACCCAGTTGATACCATTAGCCGCCAGTTCAAAAACGGCATGATGGGTCAGGGCGTCCTTGGCTACGACGAAATCAATATGTCGCAGTCGATTGCACAGCACACCACCGGTACGCGTTCAACTGCTGCTTCGCTGACCGTTGCAACAACCATCACAACTGAAGGTCAGTCCACCATCGCCATCAACGGCGACACGGGTTCTGCTACTTTTACACAAGGTGATGTGTTCACTGTTGCTGGTGTCTATGCTGTCAACCCACAAACCCGTCAGTCCACCGGTTCGTTGCAGCAGTTTGTTGTAACTTCAGCCGTTGCGGCTTCTTCGGGCAACTGGGCTTCAATAAGTGTTGCTCCGGCTATGTACAGCCCTGCAAACGCTCTGGCCACCATCAATGCGTTTCCGGCTTCGGGTGCGGTTGTAACCGTGGTTGGTGCAGCAAGCACCTTGTACCCACAGAACCTGATCTATCAGAAGAACGCTATCACTCTCGGCACTGCCGATCTTCTGCTGCCACAGGGTGTGGATATGGCTTCGCGTCAGGTTCATAACGGCATTTCAATGCGTATTGTTCGTCAGTACGACATCAACAATGACCGTATGCCTTGCCGTATTGATGTACTGTACGGCTTCTCCGTGATCCGCGCACCAATGGCCGTTCGTCTTTGGGGCTAATCCATAATTGGCGCGGGGTAATGCCTGCGCCGCACCCTTTTAATCCTTCTAGGAGTAATTATCATGGCCCTTCCTAATGGCGCTGGTGGATACCAGCTCGGCGACGGCAACACAACCGAAGTGCAAATTAGCATCCAAGCTGCCCCTGCAACTGCTACTGTCACCGCTACTTTGACCGCTGCCCAGTTGGCAAACGGCATTATCCTTGGCTCACCTACTACAACCGCTGCTTCTTACACTCTGCCTACCGTAGCGGATACAGAAGTTTTGGTGTCGTCCGCCAAAGTTAATAGCTGCTTTGACTTCTCGGTTGTTAACGTTAACGGCTCCAGCTCCGGCGTTATCACGCTTGTCACCAACACGGGTTGGACCCTTGTTGGCTTGATGACCGTTGTTGCCACTGCTGGTACTGCACAGATTTTCCGCGCTGTTAAAACCGGCGACGGTTCTTGGTCTCTCTACCGTATCGGCTAATCCTCCCCAACTTGCCCCGCGCTTTGGTGCGGGGCATTTTTCAAAGGTGTTAAATGCATATTTACCTTCGCCATCCAGACCACGGCACTAAAGTTGCTATCTCTGATGCTGAAGCAGATGACGATGAGAAAAACGGTTGGTTTCGTTTTGACATTGACAAACCCAATGAACCTAACGATAATCAGCCATCCAATGACCTTGAGACGCGCCGCCGTCGCAAGCAATCTGTGTAAGGATTAGCATGACAACGGCTGGTGAGCAGATTAACGGTGCGCTACGCTTAATCGGCCAACTTGCCGAAGGCGAAACGCCGTCTGCTGCTACATCCCAAGACTCGTTGGCTGCCCTTAATCAAATGATCGACTCTTGGAACACCGAACGTCTCTCGGTGTTCTCTACGCAAGATCAGGTGTTCTCGTGGCCACCTAATGTGTTGAGCCGCACGCTTGGCCCTAGCGGGGATTTTGTAGGTAACCGCCCAATTCTGATAGACGACGCTACATACTTTAAAGACCCCGCGTCAGGCATCTCCTACGGCATCAAGATCATCAACCAGCAACAGTATGACGGCATCGCGGTTAAAACCGTGACCAGCACATACCCACAGGTGATCTGGATCAATATGAGCTACCCGAACATTGACATGTATGTCTACCCCAAGCCTACCAAAGTGCTTGAATGGCATTTTATTTCGGTCACGGAAATAACCCAGCCAGCGACGTTGACAACTACGCTGTCATTCCCGCCGGGCTATCTTCGGGCGTTCAGGTACAATCTGGCTTGCGAAATTGCCGCCGAGTTTGGTGTCGAGCCGTCACCGCAAGTCAAACGCATTGCCATGTCCGCCAAACGCAACTTGAAACGCATCAACAACCCTGACGACGTTATGAGCATCCCATACGCTATCGTTAGCACCCGCCAGCGGTTTAACATTTTTGCAGGGAACTTCTAATATGCCTAATGTTGCAATTTCCGCTTTGCCTGCCGCTACCGCCGCCGCGTCAACGGACGTGCTGCCTATTGTGCAAGGCGGCACAACCAAAAAACTTACCAACGCGTTGTTGTTCACCGCACCCGCGATTGTAACCGGCACAACCGCTACAACTCCTACGGCGGCCTATTCGCTGGTTAACAAACAGTATGTAGACGCTCAAATCAATGGGCTGACCTCTCAAGTACCGTGCGATTACGGAAGCACAACCGCGTTGACAGCTACATACGTTAACGGCGCTTCTTTGGGAGTGGGTGCCACGCTTACGGCTTCGGCTAACGGCGTGTTCACCGTTGACGGCGCCACGCCAGCGGCTACCCAGCGTATTCTTATTAAAGATCAAACCGTTGCGGCACAAAACGGCGCGTACACGGTTACTAGCGCAGGGTCGGTGAGCACTACATGGGTGCTAACCCGCGCCACTGATTATGATCTGTCGGCTGAGATGAACGCAGGCGATGGTTTTTATATTGAGTTAGGGTCTACTTTGACCAACACCTTGTGGGTGCAAACAACCCCCGCGCCTATTGTAGTGGGTACAGATAGCCTTGTGTTCACGCAATTTGCCAATGCGTCTTTTGCTAAACCCATCATCGCTGCGATGATTTTTGGAGGTAACTACTAATGACCGCGCCTAATCTCGCATCACCCAAATCCATCGTAGGCAAAGTAGCAGTGCAAGCTGTTGCCATATCTCCTACAACTCTTTCACCCATTGTGTCAAACGCCGCGGCGTCCAACACGCTTGTAAAAGTTAGCACGCTGTATGTTGGCAACATTGACACTGCGGCACCGTTCAAAATTACGGTTGATATTTTTCGGGCGTCAACGGCGTACAACATCTTGTACCAAGTTTCTATTCCCGCCGGTGCGGGGCTAGACATTTTGTCCAAAGCTATCAACCTTGAAGAAGGTGACAGCTTGCGGTTGACCGCGGACACTGTAAGCAAACTTCAGGCGGTAGCATCTTACGAGGTCATCAGCTAATGCGTAAAGGCAACGGCGGCATTATTGGTCCACAAAACCGCACGACGCTTGCAGCGGCGCCGGGCATTTGGTCTATGGACGAACAACAACAATCGCTGGGGGCGCGCAATTGGCCGGGCACTCCTGCGGCGTCTGTTCCGGGCGCGCCTAATTTTGCTGTTACTGCTACCTTTACCGCTTCCATAACCACTAACGTTATGACTGTCGTATCATCCCCCGCCCCAATAGGGACGTTGGCGGTTGGGCAAGTTATTACAGATACCGACGTGTTGCCGTATACTACCATCACAGCTCAACTATCAGGAACGTTGGGTGGTGCGGGGACGTATAGGGTATCCCTTGAGCAAACCGTACCGTCAGCCGAATTAATAGCTACGCTTTCTATAGCCTCTACCGTTACGGCAACATCCTCTGTGGTAATACCTTACACAATTGGTTTTGACGGCGGTAGCAAAATTACCAGCGTTACGGCTAAAATTTTTAGCGGGTCAACGTTAATAAAAACGGTGTCGGGCGCATCTTCTCCTCTGACGGCAACTTTGGTGCCAAATAGCACTGTTTATACCGCAACCCTAACCGCGACTAATGCTATTGGAACAAGCGAAGCAAACGTCGGGCCGTATTTCAAAACACCGTCTGTTCCCAACGCGCCCACAATTGGCGCTGCTACAGTTAGCGTTACTACGGCATCAGTAGCGTTCACGGCCCCAGCAAACAACAATGGCAATACAATTACCAGCTATACAGCCGTTTCTAGCCCCAGCGGCATTACAGCCACAAGCGCAACATCTCCAATTTCTGTGCCGGGATTGGCAGGGAATACGACTTATACATTTACGGTATACGCTACTAATGCTGTTGGAAACGGTCCTCCTTCGGCTGCCTCTAACAGCATTACAACGGCAAATGTTACTAGTATAAATTATCTTGTTGTTGCTGGTGGTGCTGGCGGCGGGGTGTGGACCGGCGGCGGCGGTGGTGCGGGTGGGTTGCTTTCTGGTTCGGCTGCGCTAGTTCCCGGCACATTGTATGCTGTCACAGTCGGCGCAGGGGGTGCAGGGTCAGCCGACCGATATTTAAATGGGTCGCCCGGTACTACTTCATCAATTGCGACTATTCCTTTAACAACTACAGGTGGCGGTGGCGGTGGATCTTTATTTGGGCCGTACGGTACTTATGTGGGCGATCCCGGCGG